CCACACCACCACGCATTGCTCCTAGGGCGGCTTGTCTTGATTTAGCTGCTTCTTTTGCCATTTGTCCAGGTGATGCTTTTGCTGTGGTTACAGGACCCGTAGTGACCTTTCCTTTTGGTCCACCTTTTAAATCTTCAAAGGCGAATGATTCTTTAAACGCATCTTCTTTTGCTTTTTCCGCGTTTGCCTCATCTATTGCCTGTTGTATAGGATTTACTAAACCGGTGGGTGGTGGTAAAATATTACCTCTATCACCTAAATTTTCAGGCATACCTATTAAGTGTTTGGCGAGATTGACACGAGATACTGTAGGCACGTTACCATAGAAACCTGGTTTTGATCCCATTGTTAATTCATTTAAAACTTGTTGTGAATAACTTTTACCGGCAGCTTTTCTATCTAACATAGAATCTATTCTCGACTGTGTTTGTCGTGCTGCTCTAGCTGCTTCGTATTCTGCTTGTGTTTGTTTTTGTCCTGTCTTAAGTCCTGGCGCAAATCCTTGCATTAAACTAGATGTATTCCATCCAAACATATTTCCCAACAAAGATACAAGTCCTATATAAGGATTAATAGCGCCCAGTCCTAATTTACCTAAAACAGCACTTTGTATTTTACTTTTTACTGCTTGTTTTGCCATGGCTTCAAGATTCACGTTCGATGTAAGTGCTGATTTTTTCGCAGTGCTTGTTACTGCTTCTTTTGCTTTCTTAGCTGTTTTTACAGCTTTTCCTGCTATAGTTTCAAGTCCTTTGCTAAAAGGATTAACTTCGTTTCCACTTTGATAGTGCTGTCTTAAACTTTTATCTATTGTCATTATCTTCTTCCATCCGCTTGTATATCTAATCTAAAAGTCCCTAGTTTCCAGTGTTGCCCGGTACTTGTATTGTCGACCTTTAATGATATAGCACGTGCACGCGCTCTTGTATCTATTTTTGTTGTGCTTGTAGTTGTAGTAAAAGGACCTAATGAAGAACTAGCCTGTGAGTCTGTTGGATAATTCTTTAAGTTTAATGTCACTCTTGCATCTCCCGTTTGTTGTAAAAAGTCAGGAAGTACTCTTCTAATTTTCATCATGTATTCACCATCTCCTCTGAGATCTGCGCCACCACCCTGTGTCGCTGATATATCAAAATCTCCTGATTCAATGCTTGCAGAAATTGCTGAAGCTGCTCCTGCTTTAATTTGATTAACACCTGTTTCGTGTTCATAGTATATTGAAACACCATCCGTATTACCAACGGTTGAATCGCTCGTTGCATCAGAATCATATTCTGTTCCGTGAGGCTTACCAAATACATGCGAGTCTGACCAGGAACTTCTTGCCAATGTACTTGTAGTCCATACTGGTCGCTCTGGTGTTGAATCCATATAATTATAAGTTACAGATCTATTGTTAGATGCAGCACCGCTTCCTGGATAGAACCATGTAACTTCACCGAACAAGTTATTCAGTCCTGCAAAAATATGATTTCTTGGAACAGTATTAAGATCGTCAAAAACATAGTCTTCAACCAGGCATGCCAATGAATCCAGTTTACCAGTATATCTGAAGAAACCATTCTCCGACATCCAGTAGGCAGAACCATCTACTTCAACCGCTGCGTTCTTTCCTATAAGCCCGCATCCCGTTCCAACTTGTTGGAATGAAAAAGTAAAAGGAGCGCCAACAAATCTCATAATAAATAAAGCGTGATCCGTCCAGACATAAATTGCATCACGTCCTCTAATAGCTGCTATGATCCGTGTTCCGTCGGCCAGTCTTTGTGTGCCAGCGGTATTGGTTGCTGAAGGCGCATACGAAGTTGATGCGTTAATGCTTTCTTGATCCGACCATCTGATAAACATATCGTCTTGTGTCGATGTTGTTCCAATCGTCGTTTCAGTTCCAAAGAAAAGTAAGTGTCTGTCGGGTGTCGATATTAAAGTTTGTCTTGTAGCCGTTGGAGCGTTGGCAACAATGGTTGCTCTTGTAGAAGTAGCACCTGATGCATCAGAATCCCATTCAAAAGTTGCACCATCAACGATGGTTGCAATAAGTTTATTTCCAAAATTGTCCAAGTGCCATAAACCAGGAGCCGTGATTACGTCACCCGTTTGCGATGCACCCCACTTGGTATAGTCGGATGCATCGGTAACAGTTGCTCCGTCCGAGTGAGAAGCGGCTGTGGTATTATCCGATCCTCTTGTTAATCCTGATAAAGTTCCTGTTCCAGTAGCGTTGGCTGTATAAGCAATTCGTTCATCGTCTATTAAAACTGTTCCTGAAGAAGGCATTGATGCTGAATTATCTAGAACAATACTAGATGAACCTGAAGTTAATGCTCCATCTAGTGTATCTGTAATTTCTCCAGCGACAGTACCACCCCATAATCCAAGTCCCCAACCAGCAGCTGATTCTTCAACCGCAGGTCCTACTGAATAATAATGTTTGACTCTTATGCCTCCTGATGTGGATGCTCCTGAGCCACTTTCATTGGATCCCATTTCAACGGTAATTGTTGCAGAAGTTGGAACCGTTGCCACTTGAAAAACAACATCGTCAAAATCACTAGAACCAAAATCGGAATCAGTAATAGCAGTAAAATTATCGCAAACAATAATGTCTCCCTTAGAAATACCATGATCAGATGCAAATGTAATAGTAACGGTTGCATCACTTTGTGTTGTTGTAAAAGCGCTTGTTAAAGTAGTTGTACTTTTAAGAGGAGTAATGTCATAAAAAGCTCCTCCAGAGTACACGTATAAAATTCTGTTAGTTCCCAATGCAGCGTATTTAATTCCACTGGCATTGATAAAATGATGAAGTGCCGTGTTTCTTCCAGTCAGCGTTTGATCGCCTAGCTGTGCCCAGCCACCTATCTTTTCTGGTGTTTGATATCTAAAACGAACATAATCACCACCTACCCATTGGTTTTCGCCTCCGGTTGCAGTAACTTGCTTATTAAATCCTGGATGAAAATTTAATTTGTGTAGCATAAAACCTTATATTATTAATAATATTATATTACAATATTATTATGGTTTAGTAGGCCATGTAGCGTCGTTCACTTTTTGAACGGTATCTTTTCCTGCGGGCAAATCGCGTAAAGCCTGCCTATATGTCGTCATGTCAGATGACATGGTAACATCGGATAAAGCATAGAAATCAGTTTCAGCTAAGAGTTTAGTTCTTTTAGCTCTCATATCCGCTAAAGCTCTCGCAGGGGCTGCATTAGCCCAAGCTGTTTCTTCATTGTCTCTAGCCGTTTCTTCAGCTGATGTGAACTGAACTCTTGCTCCGTTTATGTTATGGTATCTTGGCATATTTTCCTCCTTAATTATGTAATTCCGAATAATGAAATTGAACCAGAATCTATATTTCCTGAACTCATTTTGAATTGAACTCTAGTTAAAGCAGTGGTTGTATTTACATAACCAGCAGTGAAAAACTGTCTTGATTCAGCAGTTTGTTCACCTTGAGTAGTTGCCAGAAAATGTTTTACAAACGTAGTATTAGATGGATCGAATATATGTAAAAAACCAGTTAGACAACTATCATTATCATTACCACAACGCTCCAGAAGTACTTGAAAAGCTGAGCCTTGAGCTTGATCTCCAGAACCATTGTATCCAAGAGCAGTGCTAGTGTCCGCTTCATCATGTTGAGCATTAAATTGTGTAGTTGTCATAGTTTGGTTATATGATGTGTTTGTTCCAGTATCTACTTGAAAAAGAAAATTTTCTACATCAGTAGCTGGGTGAATATCTATAAACTTAAAAACATACTCCACATAAGTGCTATCAATTCCAGATGTAAAAGATAAAGTAGCAGAACTACTAGCTGTTAAAGTTTCAATTAAATTCCAAACTCCACCACCTCCAGAACTAGCTTTAACCAGTCCTGTATGCCTACCTGAATTTTGTGCTACTATTCCACTCATTAACTGTCTCCCAGTCCATAGAGTTTGAATGTGCCAGTGTCTATGTTGCCTGCGGTCATTTTAAATTGAATAGCTTCAATAGCAGCCGTTGTGTTTATGTAGCCTCCTGTATGAACATCATACATCTTATTAGAATCTTCATAAGTTGACGATCTTGATATAAAATGTTTGGCGAAAGTAGTAGAACTTGGACTAAAAAGCCACATTTCTCCAGAGCAAGATTCATCATTACCATTTCCAATACCTTGAGATATTTTGTGAAAATCTGTTGACTGTGCTAAATCGCTACCTGTGTCATAACTTAATGATGTGGCTGTATCACCTTCATCATGGCTTGCGTAAAAATAAGTCGATGTTAATGCTATACCATAATTTGTAGTATCATCTGATCCTTGAAAAGTAAGATAAGCCTCATCATTTGATGGATGAACATTTATAAATACACACCTATAAATTGGATATGTGCTATCAAAAGTGACATCTGATGCTCCATCAACAAAAGATAAAGTAGAAGAACTAGAAGCAGTTAAAGTTTTAATCAATGTCCAAACTCCACCACTGCCACCACTTGCGGTTTTAATTAGACCGGATGCTCTTGCTACGTTTTGTGCAACTATACCTGTCATGTTGAAATCCCATACATACAAATATCTCCAGTCGCTATATTACCAGTTGACATTGCAAATTGGATTCCTGTTACTGCATCCGTTGTGTTTGCATAGCCAGAAGCGTGATAATCATATGATCTTGATGAATCGTGCATAAATTGATTTCTAGATATAAAGTGTTTTACAAAAGTTGTTGAAGCAGGATTAAAAATATGAATTATTCCATTACAGGAACCATCATTATGATCGGCAAGCGACGCCGCTAAATCTTGACCAGCAGCTGATTGAGCTAAATCTAAAGTATCAGGATCAGTGCCATCATAATAAACTAATAATGCAGTAGTACCACTTTCCAAATGAATTGCTCTAAAAAAAGTTGATGTTTTTGTGACATTATAATTACTTCCATCTGTTGTTAAATTAAACTCAAAATCTACTTCACTTGTTGTTGCAGGATGCACATTGTTATAAGTAAATATATATTCTTTATAAGTTCCATCAAAAGTAACAGATGAACTTCCATTTAAAAAAGTAAGATTACCACTATCAGAAGCTGTAAGTTTTTTAATAAAATTCCACGCACCACCGCCAGCTGGTGATTTAATTAGACCAGAACTAAGAAGAGTATTTTGTGCAATAATGCCACTCATAATACTCCTATAATGTTTGATCTAAATAGCTAACAACTATATCTATATTTGCTGATGAAGCAGTTATTGCAGTTAAATGATCTGTACCTTCAATAACAAATTTTGTTGTTAGTTCAAAAGTTTCATTTGCACCAATCGCTTGATCTGAAAGAATTTCATAATCATCAGCACCACCATCATCTTGAATGAATAAATCTATCGTTTCTGCCGCACCAGCAGTTTCTGTAATAAAAATAGATAGAATGGTATAAGTATGTCCACTCGCTCCATTAATCAAAACACTTTCAGAGTTTGTAACTCCTGCTGTATGCGATACTTTTAATAATTCACTTGCCATATTTTCCTCCTAATTAAAATCCAAATACTAATGCTTTACCAGTACTTGTAATATCTGGGGCCATCGAGCCTGCATTTGTTATTGCTCCACCGGCAGCAATAGCTATAGTTGATCCAGACAGAATTGTAAAGGTATTCGCTGTCATTGTAAAATCATCAGCACCTGCTATTTCGAAGTCTATTTGGTCATCTGTTGGTGATGAAATCGTTGTATTTCCATTAGCATCAAGTATTAAACCATCTGCTGTTCCGTTTAAGTCAAAACTCGTACCAACTGTGGTTCCTGTAATCGTTAAATTGTCCGCAACCGTTGTTTCCGAGGTTGTATGTCCAATAGTAACTACTATTCCAGATGTTTCAGTAGCAAGTTTTAAAGCACCTGTTGCATTTGTAACAAAAGAATCTGTACCATCATGATAGATAGTCATATCCCCACCATCACCAATTTTAATTGGCGAAGAATCTGTTAATTCTAATGCATCATCTGATTCATCCCATAATAAGAAACTTCCAGAAGTAGCTCCAAAGAATTTAACGTCGTGACCTGTGTTATCTACTCCAGTTGTAATTGTACCAATACAAGTTAATGCAGAACCCGTAAAAGTTAAATTTGCTTCTGCATCTAGTTCAGTTGTTGTGGAGCCTACAGTAACAAGTTCACTTTGAGTAGCATTGTTTAAAGCTGTTACCGCTCCTCCAGAGGCATCTTCCCATGCAGGAGCTGTTCCTGCGCCAGTAGATGTTAATACTTGTCCATCAGTACCATAATTAGCACCTCCGACACCTAGCTCTCCTTGAGAGGTAAACCTAAATTTTTCTGTATTTGCTT